GGTGACCAGATCGAGTTTCAGCGCGGCGCCGCAGCGTCGGTAATTATCCAGCCCGGTGATCTGAATCAGGCCGCGACCGCGATATTTCCACCCGTCGCCCGGGGCTTTGTTGCCAAGGAGTTTGCTGTAAACCAGATTGGCAATAGCGCGCTGGCGCTCCAGTGGCAACGCCTTTTCATACGAGCGACGGCCCAGCGCGTTAGCCTGGTCCTGAGTAAGCCGCCCGGCGCGGATGAAACCCGCCAGACCTGCAACGCTGTAATTCATGCTCTCCACCAGCCGGGTGAAGCCAACAGATTCATGCCCGGTCTGGGCGATAAACATCGCCTGGTCATTCGGTGCAGTGATACCGAATTCTTTCATGGCTGCATCGATGTGCGGAAACCAGCGCGCAGCTAATCCGGCGCTTATACCAGCCGCCTGCTGAAATTGTGATTGTTTCATTCAGACCTCAGGACATAAAAGAGCCGCGCCACATTCCCCCGTGTCCTGAACACGGCGGCGCAGATAATCAGGTTGATTGTCACGGTTGCCCAGTGGGTATGCAGGTAGGAGTCAAACAGGTACCGGAACGGCACCGACGCATACGCCAGAATAATCAGATAGGCCAGCCATGACGCCCACGGGTTATGTCGCCCGCCAGGCTTACGGAACATCATCAGGCGCAGAACAATGGCGGCACAGGCCACCACGTTTGTCAGCACCAGCGGATCGTTAGTTACCATTGGTTCCCCCTCTCCAGCGTGCGAGCAGCTTTAGCGGGTCCTGTTCACTGAAAAACGTCAGCGTCTTGATTGCCACGGCAGACAAAATCACAGCGCCGAGCGCATCCAGTGGCTTGTCTGCGTAGCCGGTTATACTCGCCAGCCACGAACCCACCAGCCCGGAGCCATAGACGCCAGCGAAATACGAAACAACGAAATATGCAGAACGGCGGAAAATCGTCAGGTCGGCAGCGGTGGCCACGTAGAATACGGCCCCGGCAAACGCGCCGAACACCACGCCGTAATCCGTGCCGGTAAGCAGTCCATAAATACTGGCGCCAGTCAGCGCGCTACCGGCGGCTACGGTACCGGAAAAAGGCTCGGACATTACGCCCCCTCTTGTGTGTGAGTCCTCTCAGAAGCGAGGGGAAATAAAAAAGGCCCATCGAAGTGAGCCTTTAAAATAGTTTTTTAGCTACTTACATGTGAAAGCCGGTTGTATCACAGGAGAAAGGTTGCTTCGACATGAAGGGCACCAGGACTGAACGATGCGCCGCCCATCGCCCATTTCGCGAAAACCAAAAGCATCCAGTTTGTAGAAAACGTGATAACCAACTTCCACTGAGCATTTAGGGCATGATTTGAATTGCTGCCCTTCATCCTCAGCGCTTAACGAATCGTGTAAAGATCCAGAGCAACCACAGCATATATCCATACATATCTCCGTACAGTGCAGTCACTCTATAGCTATCAAAGAAAGGGGTAGCTCGGACTGACGAAGATCAAAGAAGGATAAGCGCTGTGTCTTTGTGACCACTCTTATCACGATACAACTAAAAATGCGTACGCGTTAGCAAAATAAGATGGAAGGGGGGGCTGGTTATCCTTATACTTATTTACATCGTTAAGTGGCGTCAGCATCACTCATTCGCCCATCCCATCTTAGAGTCTTACTTCAAGGCTCGTGCGGTAGCCATGCCCAAAGAAAATTTATAGTTCAAATTTTAACCAGTGGATTCTAAATGCGCATTCCGACTTCGTTAAAGAAGCAGCCGGTAATCGAGGCGGCTTTCGAGTTACGTTACTCAAAAGATACCCAAGTTTCTGAGATTGTTCCTGGGTTTCTTTTTCATGCGTTAGGTTGTAAGAAGCCAGTAATAAGTTTACCCCCTAGCCAAATTCCTAAAAACGTAAGAGAAGATGATGAACAGTTGCATTATGCAATTGTTTCACGTTTAGAGGTTGAAGATTACTATATCGGTCTTAGCGATCATGGGATCGTTATCTCAACTTCTGGTACTTACAAAGGCTGGACTGATTTCAAAAATATGATATTAAAGGTTTTACTGGAACTTGATAAATTAAACCTTAATAACAATATTAGTAGATATTCTGTTAAATATGTAGATTTCTTTGAAGCAAAGGAAAGTGATAATTTATTTCCTAAGCTCAATATTGATGTTTTAATGGCAGGACAATCCATGTCCTCTTATCCATTAACTCTTCGACTAGACAAACCTGATCAAGAATTTGACAGTATTATACAAGTCGTTAGCCACGCATTAGTTTTATCTGGCGGTGACACTTATAATCGAAACGGTTTGATTCTTGATATTGATACCGTAAAGAGAATATCAGGTGAAACTGAAATCGCATCATTTAATAATGACAGGCAGAGTGCTTTAGACAAATTGCATGAATGCAATAAAATAACTTTCTTCAGCTGTATTAGAGAAAGCACTTTAGAAGAGTTAGGGCCAGTATACTAGGGAGTAGATTATGTCGAATTTATATAGAAATACGACGAGCTATAAAACTCACGCGCAATTTCTAGGCTATCTAATGTGTGGGATTTATATTGCATCAACTGCAAATGATGTTAAAGAACATCATGTCTCTGGCCCAATTCAGCGTACGTTAATATCTGGTTCACAAAACTCGTCTGGATATAAGCATCTTATGCCCCCAACAACACCTACTATAGCTCTTTATAAAAGCGATGAAAGTGGTTTTACGGACAATAAATTTGCTTCTGCCGTTTCGAATTTTTATGGTGCTATGTCTGCAAACCAAATAACGTTAGGCAACGAAATTGAATCTGTAATCGTAGATTCTTTATGGGATCTTTATTTGGATTAACCAATGAGTACTAATGTTTTTCTTGATGTTGAGAAATTTAAAGATCAACTACCTTATTACTTAACTCAACAACAAAAAGAAGGGCTTCTAAAAGCCTTAGAAGATTTTCCAGAAAATACTAGTTATTATTTATCAGACTATCCTGTAGATCTAAAAAATGCAGCACTGCAAGGAGATGTGTTTAACGGACTAACAATATATGGACCTAAGGGTAGTAGGCAGATAAAAGGAATAATCCTTAGCAACAGTTGTGATATAGATACCCAGAATAAACGTGATTTTCCTATGCGTGCGGTTTTTGCGCCTTTAGTTAGTTTGACTGCAATTGTGGAAAAGCTTCAAGTTGCAAAAATATCACAAAATGTAATCGATGCTAAGCTGGACGCTATAAAGAAGCAACTTGTAACTAATATTGTTTATTTACCAGAGTGTGAGCATATACCTGAAAGTATTATTTTTCTTGATGATATGCATCCTATACCTACTGAAGAATTACGAAAATGTCTTGAGGAACAACAAAAGATCCTTACCTTAAGTCAAGTTGGGTTCTACATTTTGCTGTTCAAGTTATCTATTCACTTCTGTAGGTTCCATGAAAAAGTTGCACGATATGATAACTAACCATTGGAGGGGATCCCTCCAATGGTTTTAATCTTGAAGACTTGCCAATACTCCTGCTAAAAATCCTAAAGCGTTTTCCATTTCCTTTCTTATCATCCCATCTGAGCATTTCTTTCTTTTAGCAATAGCACGTAGAGACAAACCTAACACGAAATGAGCAATGATAAGCTCATGCCCTTCTAGCTTATATTTGCGCAATCGTGCCACACATCCATCAATCATGATCCCTTCATCGTCATCACATTGAAGGCGGGCCTTTTTACCGTATGGCAATAATCCCTTAAACCCCGCTGCAATTGGTTGCCAGTCTACCCCACTATTGTCAGAAGCAGCCCAGGCACCCCATAAATCCATCACTTCGTACATATCACGCATCAACTCTCTCCACAAAATTACGCCAGTACGCCGATCGCCAGCGCGCGGTCTAATGTCTTCAGCAGCAGCTCTGGCTGCGTGCCATATTTTTTCTCAAACGCCTTAACATCAGCGTGCAACTCGTCGTGGTGCGCCCTGCACAGCGGTATCACAAACAGGTCATGCGCTTTGGTTCCCGTCCCACCCTGGCCGTATCCGATCAGGTGGTGGGGGTCGTCTGCTGTTTTGCCGCAGCACGCGCACGGCTGTGACTTCACCCAGCGGGTGTACTTCTCGTTCTGCCAGCGGCGGCGTTTCGGTCGCAACATGAACGATTCCGGGGTTTCAGGATCGACCTTCAGCGCCAGCACCTGCTTTACGGCCTCCTCAACGATGCTGGTGGCCGGTACCGCAGGCACAATGTCTGCTTCGCGTGTAACCGACTGAATAACCAGTTTCGGCATCTGCAACGCCTGACGAGCGACGGATTCCGGTATAACGACATGTGCCAGCTTGTTGAATGTCAGCCACCAGCACAGCTCCGGAAGTGTCACCGCGTGGGAATCGTCGAACCCCAGCCCGCGCCGAACCACCGACAATACCCAGGCTACCAGGTTTGCCCGCGCAATACCCGCCAGTTCGTCTGTGAAATGCTCCCTGATTCTGTTATCGCAGGACCAGCACAGCCGCAGCGCGCCGGGTTCATGCCGCATGGTGACCAGTTCGTGATGGTGATAGCTGGTATGCGGATACTGGCAGCCTGATTCACGCAGCAGCCAGGCTTCCAGGCTCGCCAGTCCACCAGCCCGCAGTATCACTTCGGGATGTTCGAATACAGGCACCATAACCGGGTCTTCTGCCAGTGGCTGGCGTGCCGCCGGGATTTCACCAGTTGGCAGGTCAGCCAGGCGATCCGGTTCGTTCTCCAGTAGGATGCGACCGCGACAGAAGTGCGGCAGCAGATCCTGCCCTGGTCGGAACATAACCACACCCAACTCACGTACAACCACAGGATTAAGCAGCGCCCTCATGCCACGCTCCCGACTGCTTTACGGAACTCCTTTTTCAGGCGTTTATTTCCGCATAAGTGGAGGTAACGAAGTGCCAGATCACGCGAAATAAAAACCTCTCCATCCCGGCAGGTTACAGAATCAGGATGCGATAAGACATGCTGCTTAACTTCATCAAGATCCAAAAACTGCTCAACGCTCAGGGCGTTCATGGCACCTGATTTTTTGCCGGGTGCTTTGTGAACCGATGAGCAACCAAAAAGATTCGCTTTACGCTGGTTACTCATGATCACCACCTGCCGCCAGGGCTTTATCGTGGGTAAACTCACCGTTCCATGTTTGTTTCATGGGCAAGCATCCCTGAAGGTATTTTCGGTAAAGCCATACAGCGCCAGAACGAAGGAGTATCGGTTGAAAGCTTGTGAAGCTTACCGATTCATTTGGCATGATCTTGCTTGTTTTCTCTGTGAGGTATTTATCACGGGCATAGGATCGCACACGCCAGTGAGCGGTTTTGCCGTCGGGATTGTCATCGTACAGCCAGTTAGCTGACTTCAGCCATGCATTAACTTTGGAGGTGTTGACGCCATTCAGGCGCTTGCAGAACTGAACAGGCGTGAGGCCATCAATAAACAGATTTTCGAGTTGGTCAATGTATTCGGCCTGTTGGTGGGTAACAGCTTCGGCGCGCTGCCGTGCCTCAAACTCATCAGCCCAGGCGCGGGCGGCCTGCGCTGGATCGGAAAAGTTGGGGATTACCGGAACGCCCTGCGGTTCACGCTTCCGGAAATAATGCTCCTCCAGCTCCTCGTAAAAATCCCACGCCTGATCGGTCTCAAGCATTTTTGCATGGCGGGAGGCCCCCCGTTCAGTCCACAGAATGAGAACGGATGTATGTTTATTAACCGACTCGCTAAAAGATAGTCGGAACGATTTTAACTCGTCGCCCGTAACGCGGAAGTAGTGCTTGCCTTCAATGAAACGACTCTCGTTGCGGATATGATTCTGCTGAATTCTGATCGGTAAAGTGCCATAGCCAAGCGCCAGATGCTCGGTGGTAATTACTCGCTGGTTACGGTAGGTGATAGCCGGAACGGAAATGTTCGACTGATTTGCGGATACAGCAATAACGCTATCTTTGGGCGTAGCAAAGCCCATAACCTGGTTAGTCATATTGTCTCCACTGATTGTATTGCGAGGGGCCTGCACGCCCGCTTCGCTTGCACTTTTTGACATTACTGCCATATCGCTTTTCTTTCAACCCACAGCTGGACATATATCCATCCCCTGAATGAATGGCGTGATGGTTATCTCTACCTTGCCCTTCGGTACCACTGACCCCCACTCCACCAGCATTTTTTTAACCTGACTGTCGTCCTCCCAGACGCCTGCGGGTGTTAACGCGTCAAACAACGCTTTGTTGTAGTTATCCAGATCACGGCGGCGCTGATCCGGAGGGAAAAGGATTATTGCGACTGCTGCGGGTGTGGTGGACGATTTCGGCAGTCGACGCAATTGCTCGATGATGGCAGCACAAGCGTCACTCTGATATTTACGCCCGGCAGCGCTGATAAGGTGGCGACCAGCCAGCGGCCCCCTGTTCGGGGCGCGCCAGTAAGTGTTTACGCTCGGCGGAAATGGCAGGGTCAGCTTCATAGCTCAACCCCACGCATTTCGAGAAAGGCGACGGCATTTTCCCTGGCATGCTTATCGCCCTTAAGCAGCGAGCGAACCAGATTAACCGCCTCATCCTCTGCACTCTGACCGTAAACCGAGATACCCCGGGATACTCCCGGATGAATGGTGATGGCACCCTTACGCTGCAGCGCACGAAGATGATCGTAAGCGGCATTCGGCGAACGGCAGCCCATCAGGCCAGCCAACTCATAAATGGTTGGCGGGAATCCATGATCAGCGATGTAATCGATAATCAGATCTAATACTTCCTGTTGCCGCACTGTCAGTTTCAGCATGCTGATGCCTCCGCTTTTCGCGCTTCCATCAGTAGCCGGAAGCGAATCCGCAGGGAGCGAATATTGTGCCAGTGATGGCTGGGAATGGATTCCAGGGTCTCCGTAATATCTGCTGCGGTAAGGCCGTATTCGGCAATAACCTCTGATGCCAGTATCAACAGCCGGTCCTGCATGTCATTACGGATGCCGTCATGTTCAAAGCTCTGCTGATCCAGCCAGGTGATAACCTGTTGCTGATCGGCATTCTCTTTAATCAGCGCCATTGCTTTGTCGACTGTTTCCGTCGGAACGACGATAAATTCAGGATTTGCTACTGAATCAGCCGCCCAGGTATGCGCGAAGCGGGATTCGGAGAACGTGTATTCTTCTTTGTCGCCGAACGCGGCACATGCACACGCCCAGAAGTTAAATCCGCTTTTCTCAATAATGTCTTTTTTGGTCAGTGGAATTTCCGGTTCAGCTGAAGATGGCGGGTAATCTTCGACAGGCCCGACGGCTTCCGGAATAATTTCAGGAATATTTTGCGGTTCTTTTTGTGGTGCTAACAGCCCGGCGAGCCGCTCAGCTTCACGGCGGATCTGCGACAGGAATGCATCACCGCGAGCTTCCAGATCCTTGCGGCTGACATAACTCATAGCCGGTCCGCGCCAGTTCTTATCGAAAACAGCAACAGCACCGGCAAAGAACGCGCCGGACGGCACCTGCTTTTCATCCTTCGGTACAAACCACGTCGGCAGATCGAAACCGATACGCCCGCGTATAAACGCGATGTGATCGGCGTCCTCCGGCCACCACACCTCACTGGTAGCAGCCTTAATCAGGAAAACATAACGACCACCTTTCTCGCGCATCGCGCTGGCGTGCTGCATGATGTAACGCATGCCGGTGATGTACTGATCTTCATGCTGGCTGGCGCGGCTGTAGGGAGGATTACCGAACGCGGCGCCATTAAGCTCTGCAAGGCGCGCGAACCAGTCCTGCGTCAGTGCGTTATCCTCGGCGGTGTAATACGCTTCGCATTTGCTGTTCTCACCATCGCTGAACAGGTCCAGCACCAGTGGGCCAAACATCGCATTGATACCCCAGAAGATGTTTTCAGGTGTACGCCACTGATCGCCAACTTCCTTCAGTTCGTGAACCGGCTGGCTTCGCAATTCGGCAAGCTCACGGCAGTATTTATTTGGCATTATTCTTCCCCTACATAACGGCCAGCGAGATAGCACCGCCCTTCTGGTGTCATAAAATTTCCTGCGTGCCTGAGGCACAAGGCCCGGCGCGAAACATAACGATTCCGATCTGTACTACTAATCGCCATATCAAACGCTTTAAGCCAGACCGATGCGGCGCGGAAATAAAGTCCCTGTGCTTCCAGCTGCTGCGCCCGGTTTTCCAGCCCGGTCAGTGTCCGGAGGTCTTCATCTGAAACCGTTTCTGCCGGAGTTTGGTTAGACGGGTAGTAAGTCAGCGTCGATTCCTGAAAATCCCGGCGTAACTTCCCCTCTTCATAAAAACGGCCAAGGCAGCGATTGATAGTGCTGGTGTTGGTTCCCGGCATGGCTTTGGCAATATCGCGATAATTGCAGCCCGGGTTCTCAATGACATACTGCAAAACTTTCGATGCGATGCTCATCCGCGAAACCCCTCCGGAATGGTGTACGCCACGTCCTGGTGACTCGAACGGAACACCGCTGAATCAGGAAGCTTGCTGCGCTGGCCCCATGTATCGCGTGCCGGGCGTCCGGCGGAATCCCACTTGCTCGCCGACTGCAGATAGCCCGGGAACTTACCCGGCAGGAAGAGCGTTGACGGGCGCAGGTACTCGGCCATTTTCAGATCTGAGCCCCACTTCTCGACGCTGTAATCCACCACCAGTACCAGTTCTTCAGGTGTAAACCCTTCCGCCAGGCGGGCACGGATGTTTTCCAGAGATGATTTGCAGACCTGGTACCGGGATCCGGTGGTCTTGTTCAGGTGAGATAAAACCTGTTTCGCCTGGTCAGTGATTACCACCGCAGGGTCGGGTTGCTCAGCAACCTGACAGGAAGGTTTTTTATCTGATGGATCATGTTTTGAATTTACTGACGGATCCCCGCCAGATTCTGACGGGTCAAAACCACCGTTTTTGCTGGATTCTGATGCCTCAAATTTTGACGGGTCAGATTTTGATGCGTCAGTTTTTGACGTGTCAGAATCTGACAGGTGAGACAATGCGGCCGCCTGAAGCTTTGCCACATTAAGCTGGTAAATATTGGAGGCGTTGCGGTTGCCCTGGCGGCGCTGAGTACGTGAAAGCCAGCCGTCTTTCTCCAGCTTCGCGATCGCCGTACGGACAGTGCTTGGCCCGGCACCGAGCTGGCGCGCAATGGTCTCTATCGAAGGCCAGCAAACGCCTTCGTCGCTGCTGAAATCAGCCAGGCGAGCCATGATGGCCACACTGGATAACTTCATGCCCGACGCCGCGCAGCCGTCCCACACGTAGCTGCTTAATTTAGTGCTCATGATCGACTATTTCCCTGAACTTGCGCTGGAATTGCTCGAGCGGACTGAAGCACTCGCCATGCTCGTAACCTTCCCGCAGATAGATAACGCGACGGGTTTCAGGCTCCCAGCGGATAACTTTGACGGGCACGCCGTAGTGATCGCGGAACCACCTGTTAAGTTCGTGCATACTTGCGCAGCCGCCTCCTCTCGCCAGTCCCCCACAGCCCACTCTGCAAACTCGTGGGTTACAATTTCACGATCCCCTGGTACATTAACTGCATAGCAAAACGGAACCGGCTCGCGGCCACCAGGCATAGGCAACGCAATGAGTTGCGAGCGGCGGTACTGTGTTGTTAAACTGTTCATGCGTTAGTTCTCCACTGATTACGACACGCCACGGCGCCCGGAGCTGCACACTCGCGGGCGTCACTCTTTTCTGGCGTACAGAAAACGCGATACAGCAGCGTTAAATGCTCCTGCCACTTCGTCATGACCTGATAGCTGTTCTCTTCGATCTGTTCCCGTTCTGCCTGGTCAATCACCCCATCCTCAGTCGCTTTGCGGATGAACTGTGAATGACGGCCAATCC